AAAATAGTACACAGACAACGTCTCTTAATGGGTCCTGGAGGACGCCACAATCTACGATTTAAATTCGCTCCACGAAGTCTCGTAGATGCAGGTTACATCAATAGGTACACTCACATCAGAGGATTAAGTTACTATCTATTCATCGTAACCCACGGTCAACTAGGGCAGACCGCAGGAGGCACAGTAGCACCTCTACCAACGAAAATGATATACAATTTACGTACACACTACAAAGTAAGACTTTGTAGTGCTTTCCCTGATCAAACCTACCAACAACGCGCCGACATCGGCACCGTACTGGCTTCAGGTCCAATCACTATCAGGGAAGATGACGGTGAAACCGAAACTGCTTAATAAATATTTTTTTACCCGCTTCGCTCGTTAAACCCCTAACTTTTTTAAACTTTGACGGGTCCTGGCGGGGCCTTATGGCGCCATGTAAATAATAGCCATGTAGTAAACCTTAATATAACGCCATGTATTTCAAATAATTATATCTTGTCCTTGAACTTTCTCAATCACAACAAACCTTCTTAACAAAGCACTAAGTGTCTCCTCATCATCCCAAATATCTTCAATTTTATACTGAGAAGTCACGATCAGTTTAGAAGGACGGATCCTACGGGATCCCACACCTTTAAACTCACCGATGTATGGAGCAAAATCAGCCCAATGTTTAAGCTTGCCGCCAAGAGCACGATCAAACTTATCCATATCGTCAATCAATACAACGGGTTCAGACTGGTATCCGTCCCACCAGAGGTTTCTTGGCTTAATGTAGCAAGAAGGGTAAGCGCGGAGGACTGAACGGGTTTTACCGCACCCAGACAACCCGGTAATCCAAATCCCACACGTACTCTCGAGGGGCTCAACTGGGGGCATAAAGTCAGTTCTGATCTTCGTGAGGGTGGTGTAGCAGCGGATACGTATATCGGAATCGATTGCCTCAATGTTTCCAGTAATGGCATTACTCCAAGCATTATCCCATCGAGATCGTTCCGAATCTCCTGAGTCAAGAGGTGATGCTGGACAGATACCACGCTCATAGACATCCCCCCCCTTTGAACAATAAACCTTGTTCTGAGCGGCAGTTCCTTTGGCAACAGATAAATGACATCCAGGGAGCAGCGTCCTAACGCGACGCAGCGTCTTCCCGGCGGCAAAAGTAACGTAGCCTTGCAAATGCGGCGTACCTGTGGTTGGAGCCGTCTCCTTTCCGTAGACGACATAAGTACAGGCCAGGGAATCGAGGCTACGACAGTCGCTTTCATTGTAGTGGTTGAGCGTAAAGCACCACGACCTATGGCGACTTCGGGACGGGGGGTCGGAGTGGGAGACTTCATTCATGTTCTGAAACTCCAGGGAGATCGTCTCCTTTTATCATATTCCCTTCCCAAAAAGGGAATATGAATTTTAGGGTTATGTGCAACATTACTTTTAGGATTTTTGCACATGCACAGAGGGTCAGGGTAATAATGTAACCTGACCCCTGAAATGTATTACTTAAATAAAAAATATAATATACTACATTTCCCTCTCTGTTAGCATGAATGGGCAATCTAAATGGACGTGGCCAAAACAAATCGCCAACAAGGCGGTTTCTGGGGCTGGTAAAGCTCTCCAAGCCTACCAAACACTGCAAGCATTCAAACAAGCTGCCGCTAACGAAAATCGACAAGCCAACAAACGTAAGCGACCAGGAAAAAAATCCAAACCTCGCAAATCACGAAAGGCAAGAGTCGCCGTCACCACCATTGGAGACGCAGACTCGACTACCGATAACAAAACTATCAAGTATAAACTCACAAAGTTGGGTAAGGTACACAAATGGCTTGGATCTAACTTCGTCTACGAACAACAAGCGTTTGGCATCTCACAACACGTTAGCACGGACCCGATCAATTCGCAAAAAATCCAAGCTGTAGTGGATTTATTCGGACAGGGTACGTACCAAGCACTATTCAAAAAAGCATATGCTGGATTATTAGCGACTGAGCCGAACTACAACGCAGATATCATCCAGAATTTCTCAAACAACCACAAATTCTTCCTAGACTATGTAAACCTTGAAGTTGACTTCGTCAACCAAACACAAGGCGGAATGAATTTTACATATTACATATGTATGTCAAAAGCAACAAAAAGTTCAGGAACTACCCCATTAACCGACTGGCGAGCCGGTCTAGATGACGTAGCAGGCCAGAACTCAGCATTCACTGAAACAAACATGATTGGATGCACACCAACACAATCAAAAGTTTTCAACGAGAACTACAAAATAGTACACAGACAACGTCTCTTAATGGGTCCTGGAGGACGCCACAATCTACGATTTAAATTCGCTCCACGAAGTCTCGTAGATGCAGGTTACATCAATAGGTACACTCACATCAGAG